TGGAATTCACGCGCGTTCTCCCGCAGGATCTGCAGCGGAGAGCCTTGCGAAATGTCGATGCCGGCAAAGCCAAAGCCCGCCTTTACGGCGCCCTGGACATCGCGCTCAAATGCCAGCCTGGATCTTCCAGCCTCAACTGCAAAGTTTTGGTTAAAGATCTGGCGTTGACGCTCCAACAGATCGATGTCGCGTTCGATGATCTTGGCGTTGAACTCGCCAGCCCGAAGGGCCGCGTCAGCTGCTTTGTTGGAAGCCTTCTTTTGCGACACTCCAGAAAGGAGCGAGGCGCCGAATGAGATGAGGCCGAAGATAGACATCGTTCACACCTACTTGTCGAACGTGTTCATGCGCGGGAAGAGCGCAAGAACTGTTAGTGGCAGCGGCTGGTTCTGTCGCACATAGATGCGATCATCATCATCAAAGCCCCCGGCGAATTCAATGTCTTTGTCTCCAGTGAACAAAGGCACTGCAGTGTCCATAGCCATAGAACTGTCGCGGAAGTAAATCCGGTCAAGCTCACCGGCGCTGTTGCCAACCTCGGCGCCGACAGTCTCATGCAGACGAACCGTGATGGCATGAATGCGCTTGGGCTTGCCCTGGCTCGTGCCATCGACAGATCCAGCCTCAATGCGCAGCGTCTGCAGGTTGCTGGTGTATCCGTAGCCGGCAGCTACAATCGTGCTGCTTGTGTTCAGCGTGACAGCGCCAGACGCAACTACCTTGTCCGAATGCACTGCGCCATTGGCCAGGATCGAAACCGTCTCACCTTCCAGGTGGAACAAGCCAGACAGGTTGGTTGTGGCCGAGCCGCTGTAGGCCAGGCCGCTGTCCACATAGAACGCGCCGGTGGTGACGCTGCCAAAGTCAAACGGCTTCATCAGCTCAATGTAGCGCTTGGTGGCCCCGTTGATCGTGCGCTTCACGATCATGTACAGCTCGTCCTCGCCGGTGTCGGTGGGCAAGGACGCAACGCTTTCTACAACGGCCTGGCCGCCGCTAAACGTGCCGCCGATCACATGCTTGTGAAACGCCACAACCTGTTCTTCCCGGCGGTATGTCATGCCCACCAGCGTGCCGTCTGTACGCACCATCCAGATCACACTGTCAGGCTCTTGCTGGTAGGCGAACTGCGTGATGCCGCCGGCAGTGATATGCTCGGCCAGGATCGACATGTCGGGAGCTTGGTAGGCGTCCGCGTTGATGTCGCCGACGTACTTAAACTCGCGGATCTTGCGCTTGCCGCGCTGCAGAAACAGCGTCACGTCCGCAACCTGCACAGGTTCGATCGTGGCCGTGCCATAGTTTGAGTATTTGCGGATCAGCGTGGTGGTTGGCGTCAGCGGGCCGCCATTGGTGGCAGTCACGACGTACTCACCGCCCGACGTGCCAAGCGTCAGCACCCGCGTGGACGACAGATACCGGATGGCATTCACCTGGTTGGACGCGATCGTGTAGATCAGGGCGTCATTGTCAGCCGTGCCAACCGTGAAGTTGAGATAGTCGCCGTTCTTGGAGAAGAACAGCGTCTGCGGATTGTTGTTGGTGTTCGCAAACACCAGGCGCTGTTCAAAGAACGTGACCACGCTGGGCCGGTTGTTTGCGCCGCTCAGGCCTGGGCTTGGAGATCCAGAGATCGTGGCCGTGCTGAGCGTCCAGGCAGCCGATCCAGTGCGCGTCAGCACGCGGATGTCGTAGCTGGGATGCACGATGTACATCGTGTCAGCCGACTGCGCATAGCGCAGGTTGAACAGATCAGCTTCTACATAGGGCGTGCTGATTTCATAGATCGTGTCAGCCGTGCCGCCCGAGGTGTAGGTCGTGAAGCTGGTGGTGTTGATGTTGGCGCCAAAAGCGTCCTTCAGCGTGAACGTGTTGGTGGTCGCGTTGGCAACGATGAAGTTGCGCCCGTTCAGCTCGGTCATGCCGCCGACGCTGGTGATGTAGATCTCCTGCCCGTCGCTGAACCCGTGCGAGTTGGATGTCACGACGCCAGGGTTGGCCTTCGTCACAGCGGTAATCGTCTTGGCGGAACCCGTCAGAACCTGCAGGCCGTTGCGGTACACCCGCATCGTCTCCTGCCCAAACTCCAGCATGTAGGTGTCAGAGGTTTTGAACTGGAACGGGATCAGCCTGGACTTCACAGCGCTGTTCTTCACCTCGCCCAGGAATTCAGTGCCAGGCCGGCGCTGCACACCGCCATGCGGCATGACCACCATGTTCGTGAGATCCGACAGACCTTGCCGGTATTTCTCAAGAGTGATCTGCCCCTCAAGGCGGGGAGAGATTTCACCGGCTGTGAAGGCGCTAAAGGCTGGTGCAGCTCTCGCCATCAGAACCTCGATTCGATGAAATCGCTGGCTTCCAGCTTCTGAGGTGCGCCCTCGGTCGCGTCAATGAACCGAGCCTCGCGGATCTTTTCGTCGTACATCGCGCTGACCAGCTGCACGACAGTGGTCGAGCCGGTGACCGCGTAGGCGATCTCCATGGCCAGACGCGCTGCGATCGTCTCAATCAGCGTTGCATCATATTCGTTGGGATCGGTCACGCGTGCGATATATTTGATCCGCACCGTGCCTTCGTCCGTAAGAAGCTTACGCCCCTCAATGACAAACACCGGGCCGCCTCTGTTCGAGAACATGTTGTCCTGCGGGTAGGACATCGACCCATTCGAAAACTCCAGCACGCGCAGGCAGTACGGCTCGGTCGGAAGCGGGTATTGGTAAGCGTATCCAAAGGCCGGAGCCGTCGTCTCTTGTGCCAGTTCAGCGCGGCGGATCAAGCAATTCCAGGGATGAGAACGGAACACAGCATCACGCGCATTGGCATAACGCTGGTTGACCAGGCGTGCAGCTTTGCTGTTCTCGTCAAAGCTGGCAATGTTAGATGCCCCGATCATGTTGAGCGCGTAGTTCGCAATATCAACTGTGCTGGTCATCGGAGCGCCCCTTGTGGTGGTAGGGGGCGGTTGTGCCGCCCCCTAAGTAGGATCAATCGACCGAGTACATGATGGTCAATTCGATCGTGCCGGTGGCATTGGCGCCACCAAGCGTCACGGTGACCGGCATGCCGTTGGCATTCGCATCAACCTCAGTGCCAGAACCCAGGGCCAGAGTGGCCAGGATCGTGGTCTTAGCAGCCGAGGAAGTCGAAGTAGCTGCCAAGTAGGCAGCAGCCGACAGCGACACAGCAGCACCGGAGTGGGTGGTGTGAGCGCCGTAACCAACCGACAGGGTGGTCGAGGAGCCGAGCGCGTCATTCGCCAGGAAGCCCGAAATGAGACGAGCGTTGTCCGGCAGGACAAACATCTCAATCACATCGCCAGAAGGCAGAGCTGCGGCCTCATAGGTGCCGTGAGCGATACGAACGCGGCCACCAAGCTCGTTGGCCTTGTTCTTGACGGTCGGGTTTGCACGGGTGTTCGTGCGCTGCGCAGAGTAAACAGTAGCCATTGCTCAGTCTCCTTATTCCGTGCAGAGGACTTCAACGACCTTCTTCTCTTCCATACGAGTGGCGCCAAGCGTCATCGCATAGTAGATCTGGGTCGCATACGACTTGTCAGCACGCTCGTCGATGCGGGCGGTCGGCTCACGGCCAACTGCCAGCTTCAGGCCGTCCATCGCCCAAGCGATGACACGACGCGCCGAGGAGCCGTCAACACCGAGACGGTTCGTCACAATGAAGTTGAAACCAACAAAGCTGTTGATCTCGCCCATCGCCAGAGCCTTGACGGTGTTGTAGTCCGAGGAAGTCACGGTGGTGTTGTTGAGCAGGTTCGAGATCTGCTTCGGCGAAACCGCGATGTAACGCGGGATCGACGGATCAACGTCACCAGCATCCAGGATTTCCTTGGCCTGGATCAGCTTTGCCAGCGTCAAACCAGCGGCGCCAGCGGCGATCTGGTTGGTCGAAGTGGCAAAGGAGGTCGAGGTGCCACCATCCTTGCCGGTCAGGGCAGTACCCAGAGCAGCCGAGATGATCACGTCGTCCATTGCACGGCCCATGGCGGCAGCTGCTGCACGCGAGTAGGTCGAGGTCGGATCGACAAGCAGGCGCACCTTGTCCTGATCGTCAATCAGGTCGGCGTATTCGTAGTCCGACATGGTGACCATACGGCGCGAGTGCGGCGTATCAATCAGGGGGGTGTCTGCATGACGCGAGGTGCGCAGGACAGCAGCAGCGCTACCGACCTGATCGAAGAAGGCTTTTTCGCCGTTCACAGTTTCCACGTCCACTGCATTGCGCAGCAGCGAACCCATCTGCTGCGACAGCATCTGGACGTTCGCGGAAAACTGAGAGACGAATGCCGTAGTGATTTGAGTAGACATCAGTCTTTCACTCCAACAAAGGTTTCAGGGTTGCTACGCTCGGTTGCCCCTTGCAGGACCGTGCTTACTGCTTGGGCAGTCAATCCACCTGGCTCACAGGCTTGACGCGCGGGTCCGAAGATTATCCGCCGCATCACATGTACTCTCTCAGGCGCAGGGCCTCATCGACATACTGGCGATGCTCAGGGTGAAACTTATCCCAATATGGGGTACCCTGTCTAGTAATCTCGCTGATCTTCTGTTGAGCATCCGCCGGCGTCATCACCAGCTCGGTCGATTCGCCCAGCAAACGATCCTCGCCAATCTCATTGGCAAGGTTTGCAAACATCCTCACGATCGCAGGGTGGTCGCCCAACAGCCGCCCATCTGACAGCTCAATCGTGTCCAACAGCTCAGTGCTGCCCAGGAACGTCGTCGCCGCGCGGTTGGCCAGAGCGATCTTCTGGTCAAACGCCTGGCCCCACTCCTGCCGCAGCTCTTGCTCACCTTCCTGGCGCACAGTGTCAGCGCTCGAACCCTGCGCCTCACGCGCCTGGCTCACAGTGCTTTCAATAAACTGCGCAATCCGGCTGGCCTGGCGATTGTTCAGCCCAGCCTCCAGCGCAGCCGCGCGGAAAGCCTGCATCTCATTGTCGCCCATCACATCAGCGCCAAGCTTGATGTCGTAGGCCTTCGCATCTTCCGGTGCGCCCAGGCGACGATACACCTGGCGCCACTCATCATCCGTAGCCGACTTACCCGGCAGCGGGATCTTGTCCGCGCCAATCATACGCTGCGCATGCACATAGCTCTTTGCCAACGACGCGGGATCGCTGAACAGCCGCAAGCTCGGCTCATTGCGCAGATCTTCGGGAAGGCTGTCTAGGAACCCAACCGGCGCTGCCGTGTTGGTGGCTTCAGGAGATCCAGTTCCCTGGATTGTCTCTTCGCTCATCGTGTGTCCTTACGGGTTGCCGCCTTCGGAGAGCATCCTAACGACCAAAAGCACAGCGTCTCGCTGTCCCTCCTTGAAGGCGGAATAATGGGGGTCGCCAGGAATAAACGTGCTGGCCTCAAACGAGAACCGCGATTTCATGTCGGCCAGAACCCTCTGGCCGTCTTCCGTGTTGAACGTGCGCCGATACGCCAGCTTCAGATCTTCAATCTGCTTCATCCCTGCGCCCCCGGCATCATGCCCGTGGCTTTCACAAACGGCGCCACATTCTTGGCAACTTCGCTCTCCATCATCACAGCCTGTTGCTGCTGCTGTTGCTGCGCAGCCTGGGCCGCCTGGCGACGAATGCGGGCAACCTCTTCATCCGAGCGGATCACCCGCGCCGGGATGCCGGTAACCTCGACCAGGTACTGCACCAGCCGATCGGTATCCAGGTAATCCATCACAGGCGCAATCTCGGCCACCTGCATCATCACCTCAAAACCGCGCAGCATCGACTGCAGATCCGTCAACTTCTGAGCCTTGGCCAGCGGCGACACATACTCAATGTCAATGTCCTGGCCCTGGAGTTCCTCCGGAGCGGGCGGGAGTTGACCGCTCCGGAGGAGTAGTGCAAAGGCGCGAGAAATCAGCGGCTGGAGGAGTTCGGATTGCAGCCGACCAAGAACTGGTCCGAGCATCCGCATCTTCTCTTCGTTCCTCTGCAGTACCTCGGTCGCAGTCATCGACTGCCCCTGCGCCAGCAACAGCTGGTCAACATAAAACGCCTGCCGGATCGCATTCCGGCGCTGTTCTTCCATGTTCAAGCCAAGCGGATTGTTCGCACCAATCTGCAAAGGCTCCAAACGATCGCGCGTGCCAGCCCGGTAGAAGTTCAACGAACCAGGCGTCGTGCGGATCGGCAGCATAAACCCATCATCCGGTGCCATCAGCGGCGGATCTACCTGCTTCTGAGCCGCGCGGATCGTCGTCTCCGACATCTTGTTCAGCATCTTCACGTCAGGCAGCGCCGTCATCGCCGGCGATCGACCATAGATCGACACGCTGTCCTTCACAAAACGAGGCACCATGAACGGGAAATCATCAAACCCGCCCTCAGACAACAGCGCCTTCGTACCCTTGTGATAGTAAATCGACGCAATCGGCTTGCGCTTGGCACCCTTGCCAGCCACATC